CTTCATCGTATCAAAAAACAAATAAGTGTTTTCTGAATTAAATTCTTTACCATTTAATATTTGATCTGAAACATATTTTAAATCTTGATATGCTTCTTTCATTTTAATTAAACACTCTCTTTTAATTAACATGAAACCTGTTGCTGCATCTAAAACTTCTGCAAAACCTTTATCAACTTTTATATCACCTTTGTTTGCAAAATTTAAAACATATGGGTGACAAAGATTTTGGTAATCTTTACCTTCTTTAACAAGTTCTTCTATTACTTTCCAACTTATTAATTTCATAGGATATGGAGCACAAATAATATCTTTGTCAAACTCAAAGTATCTTTTTAAATTATCTGGACTAAATCCTATATCTGCATCAATAAATAATAAATGCGTAAACTTTTCGTTATCTAAAAAATTAGCAACCAAAGTGTTTCTTGCTCTGGTTATTAATGACTCTTGTCCTAGAGTTTGTATATTCAAACCTATTTTATTTTCTAAACAAAAGTTTTGTAATTCTAAGACTCCATGTAAGTAATCTTCTGTAAGCATACCACCATAACAAGGTGTTCCTACAAATAATTCTATCTTAGACACTAACAGATTCACTACCCAAACTTGCACTTAATGTCAAGGCAGTAGCGAGTGGCGTAGCATTTGCAGAAGTAAATGTAGATACGATTCTTCTATCTGCTGCTGTTACACCTAAACTAGCTAGTAAAGAACTTACTGTTCCATTTTCTAGCTGATCTGACGGGTTTAATTTTTTTGGTATTCGAGCATCTTTCAATGCTTGAGGGTCTGGTCTATGTTTTCTTGGCGTAAGCTGTGGATGTTTATCTTCATACTCAGACTCATGAACAAAAGAACCATTCCATTCTTTTTTCATTTCACTGTATGGATATTCCATACCACTTCTGTCAGATATTGCTTTTGCGTTTTTACCAGTTGCGTAAGCCATTCAAACTCCTATTTCTTTTTTTTATGTGCCTTTCTTATGGCATCTTTCCCTTTTTTAAAAATACTAACCACTTGATTTTTACCCATCACTTTTGCTCTTTGTTCTCCAACAGTTAGTATCTGTATTTTTCTTGCAAAAGGTTTATTAACTTTTTTTACTTTAGCAACTGTTCTTCTAGCATCAGCAGGTGTGCTAAATTTTATACCTACTGTGTCTCTTGGATTTTCATCTGTGTATAATCTTCTACCAGAACCTTTTGGTTTTTTACCTGTGCCTACCCTTGGGTCACTCATGGTCTTGTTATTTCAGGTTGTATTATTAAATCTACTTTTTCTCTATTGTCTTCCATAGCTCTTTTCAATTCTTCTTCATAAAGAACTTTAAGTTCTTGTCTTCTGTTTATATCTATTTGTGGTCTTCGTAAAGCCAAATAGTAAGACAATCCACTTATTGCACAAGGCAAAAATCTATCTGGAATATCAACAGTTTCTGTAGATAAAGTAATATCCTCTATTCTTCTTCTTTCATTAAATTTAAAAGTATCTGCACTATCTGGTGTAGGGTACAGAAATACTTTTGGAGTTATTTGTTTATCTAAAAAATATTGAGATGGTCTACCCGTATCACTTTTATTAGGGATACGAAGGTAGTCATCTCTGCTTATTCTTTCTAATTCAAAATCTGTAACAGATGAATCAGAATTTGTTTTTTGTATAACTGCCTCTGTTATATCTACTGTATGACTATTAAGTGTGTAACTAGCTGTGTTAGCTGTCAGAGTTTGAGTTGACTCTGTAACTGTCCACAGTTGTATGTTTCTGTTACTCCACTCTTGTAACAATAGATTTAATGATCTTCTACCAACAGATGCTTCTTTACCTGTTTGTGGTTCTCCACCAATACGAGCATAAGCATCTTCTATAATCTCATCTACAGCGAGGGTAAAAGTTCTTGTTCCAGAGGTAGCCATATTAATATGTTTTTGAAAGTTTTAAGATAATAGTATAGTGATCTCCACTTGTATGACCAGTAGTAGTTAATAGTAAATCACCATTAACACCACTACCTGCATTGTTTGTTAAACCACCAAAGTCTCTAAAATCCATGTAACCTTGTGATGATAAAGCACCATTTGCACCTAAAACTTTACAAATAACATTAGATGAAGCGTTCCATAATAAGTCCACTCTCATACCAAAAATATCATAATATATTTCTTGTACAGCAACTCTAGAGCACGATTCACCATCTGTGCTTTTAGCTAAAGCAGAAACATCCACTTTAGCTACAGCACTTTCACCAGAACCATCTGATATATTTGTAAGTTTTACAAGTATGCTTTTTGCACCAACATTATCACCAATAATTTGTGAAGTTACTGCATCAGCCATTTGTTACCTCTATCTCTCTACAGCAGCCATGATGTAATCAAGTGTCATGTTTTTTGCTGCCGCTGCACCATTTTGAAGACCAAAAGAAATAGTTAGTTCCTCATCATCTGGTACATTTGTTAAAGTAGTTTGTGTAGCAACGAGTGCATCGTCTACATAAATTTTAAAACTACCACTTCCAAGATTACCTTTAGGGTCATAATGGAAAGCAACGTCTACAAAAGTGTCGTCAGACAAAGTAGATATTGCTGTATTATCAGTTTGTGTTGAATCTTTTTCGATATGAAAATCTAGATTAGCATCACCATCATCTTTTTGGAAAAAGATACCATCAGTTGTTGCTAATGGAGATGTATCAGTAATCTGTAAACCCATTACAATGTCTGATTGTGTTGCATCGTTGACTTTAAAACGAGCTTTGAAGAACATATTTTTAGTTGAACTGTACTTAAAAGACTCACCTTTTAAATTAAAAAAGTCATGGTCATTATCTCCTGCTGCGTTTGTTATTAATAAAGCTCCGCCTGCTAGAGAAGTTAATGCTTCTGATGCTGAACCAGAACCATCTTCTGTTGTTGTAATTGTAAACTCATCTGCATGATAAGTAAAAAAGTCGTTTGAATAAATATAGTATTTGAAAGGGTCTAAGTATGGGAACTCGAACAATGGATGTCCGTTAGTTCTGTTACTTACCCCTGATGAAAAATGTGTTGGCATTTGAACAGTCCTCCTTAAAGACCAGTGGTTAAACCACCATTCAAAATGTTAAAAAAAGGGGGGAACTATTCCCCCCTTAGTGCGTACTTTATGCTCCCGGTGAACCGAAGATACATCTCCAGTCTGAGAATCCAAAAGAATATCTTTCAGATGCTTTGAAACGCATATTTCCTGTTTCAAAATCTGGCTCCATTGATGTTTTCAAAGGTCTTCTTTGGAACATCTTTAGTCCAGTGTTAGTTAAATCTGTTAAGATAAAGAACGCATCTGTATCAGTTAAGTAGTGGTTTACTACATAACCTTCTGGGAACATTCCCATGCTATTTAATGCGTTTGTATCATTATCAGCAGTACCAACTCTTAGTTCACTTTTCAAAATTCTTTGAGCAGTGAAAGCTAATTCTTTTGGTATTACTAACTTTCTTGCCTGTACAGCAACTGGAATGTTTCTGTCATCCGCAAAACCACCGATTGAGATGATTGCGTTTTCTAATGATGACTCAGAAAGGTCAGCAGCAGTAGTTGGCTCGTTTGCTTGAGTACCAGCTTGTACAGTTGGGTGGTCAGTAGCGATAAGCTCTTTTCCATCTCCGCCTGGGAAGCTAGAACTAAATGCATTGTTTAGTACGTTTGCAGCTTTTACTTGTTTAGTATAAGCCATAGAACGTGCTAGTGCAGCAGTGTATCTTCTAGATAGTGTATCATAAAGATTATCTTCTACTGCTTCTTCTGTGATTGCAAAAGCAAGTGCAATAGTTTCATGCACATATCTTGCAGTCCATTGTTCAGCAGCAGTGTCAAATTCTACAGATGCACCTTCAGATTTTGTTGGTGCAGCACCAAAGCCTGTGATTAGAGTTTCCTCTTCAAAAGCTCTTTCTGAAGTTTCTTCTGTAAAGATTTCTGCGTGTTCACGTTCCCATCTTTTGTACTCCAACCCAAATAGGGCGTGGAGTCCAGGTTCTAACTCTTTTACGAGTTGACTTCTTGATATAACAGCCATGTTATTTTTCTCCTATTATACGCCCACAGTACCATCAGCATCAATGTGTTGGTTAAGTTCATGTTCATGAATTGTAACCTCAAGGATACCATTAGTTCCATATGAGTTGTTTGGGTCATCGTACTTACGAAGTATTCTTAAATTCGCAGTACCAGTTCCCGTTGTTCCACTGACCTCTACTTTACTTTGACCAGTTGTTGTATCGCCTGTGCCAACTACGATGTCAGCTAAGTTTCCTATGTCAGCAAAATCAGCAGAACCTGCCGATTGTACAGCATAGACGATATTTGGGTCATCATAAATGTATGCAGTCACATCTCCGCTACCTTGTGTAGCTGTTCCAGTTGGAAAAAATCTCTTAAAAACGACTTCTCCGTCTGATGAAGTAAATTGACAGCCTGCGAAAACACCTAACAACCTATTACCAGCAGCAGCTACATCAATGTAACCTGTGCCTAATAGTTTTACACAATCACCAGTAAAAATGTTGGATGATGTTCCACTTGCTATTTTATATTCATTAGCTCGGATTTGTCCGCCTGTGAGATGTCTAACTGGTCTCATGCCGAAAGCGGCATCTACATTAGCCATAATTATCTCCTAATTTTTAAAATAGTTAAGTTTGCACCACACATTTATCTTTTTAATCCTCGTCAAACTCAGACTTTTTCTTGCCTGTAGTTGCTCGTGAATCTCTTTGTTGTGTTATTGGCATTGAAGGATGTTGTGTTTTAAGCAAATCATTATCCACAGCTGCTGTCTGCCTTCTGGTTTTTTCTTCAAAAAACTCTTTCTTGGCTTCTGACATTTCTTCTGGGATTTTAGCTAAAACTAAATCTCCTGTACCAATTACACCAGCAAATTTTCCAGATTCATGTTTTGGTGCGTCAAATTCTGGGTGTTCTTCAGCCCGCACAAACTCATATCCCTCTCTTCTTTTTTTGGATATGTTTTGTGAATCATCCTCCCCCCCAGATGTTACTCTTATCCATCGGTATTTTATTCCATCTACCTTTGGGTCTGGAGCATCTAAATTATTGGGAGGCGTATAGACTACTTTGCGACTTGTTTTTTCCCTAGTCGAGTGGGTTCGATTTTTATTGGTCATTGTCGTTCCTCACGAATTTCGCATATTCTTCTAGTGGCACACCTAGTTTACGAGCCATAGCGATCTGACTCTGGTTCATACGAACCTTCTTAGGTGCGGTTGGTGATTTTGTAACACCAGCTACCCTTTGTTTAGGTCTAGCTTCCTCTCTTCCTGGGAAGGATTCTGCTAAACGTCTATCTAGTTCTGAATAGTAATCCTCACTAGATGGATTGTAGCCTTCCATTTTAAGAGCTGCATCAATAGCATAAGCAGCACCAGTTTTTGCAACATCAGTTCCAAACCAAGAATTATCTTGTGCCCATCTTAGAGCACGAGGGTCTGGTTGTGAAACAGGTTGTTCCGTTGGTGCGGGTTGTTGTTTAACCTCTTCTACTTTTGACGTAGGTTGCTGTGGAGTTGGTTGAACAATCGGTTGTTGATTGTCTAACATTTTCATCTCAGCTTTGAACTCTGCAATGTCTTCAGCAGCTTTTAACATACCATCTGAGTCGCCCGCATCATATGCACTTTTGTGTGCTTTACGAGCTGCCTCTAGTCCTTTTTCTGCGTTAGACTTACGAGTATCGTAGTATTGTGTTTGAAGACTTGCGTAATCTTGACTTACAACATTTTTCTTTTTAACTTCTTCTTCAAGTTGTTGAATACGATTATAAAAATCATTTCGTTGTCTTTCAGCTTGATTAGCTCTCTTTACTAATTCGTTAATACGATTTTGGTATCGATTGCTTTTTTTATCGTCTTCTTTTGCAACTTCCTCTTTAGGTTCGTCTTGCTCTTTCTCAACGACACTTTCAGTTTCAGTTGGCGTAGTTTCTGGTTCAGAACTGTGTTCTACTTGCGTATCATCAGTAACTGCTTCGATGTCTGAGTTATCCTGCTCTTCCTGTTCTGGAATATCGAGTTTATCAAACTTCTTCAGTTTAATTTCTTTCCCATCGTCTACGACTTGCATCGGTTTTTTTTTACCCGAAGAATCGTGTACAATTTGCATTGGTTTCTCTCCAAAGTTATTAGATTAATTTTTTGCGTAACTGGATGTTACGAAATATTTTTGATATCTGGAACGAGTCCTAATATCTCGTCATCATTCATGATGCGAAGTTCAGTCTTACCAAATTGAAAACGATGACCAGCATACTTAGCGAACATAACATGATCTCCAAGTTTGCACCAAGGTTTTGACATATCTTCTCTGTTGTATGCGTCTTCACCCATTTGTATTACTTTGCCAATAGAGGCAACATTACGGTGTTCTTGCACTGACTTACCTGGTAGATAAATTCCACCTCTTGTTTTGTCATCCACATCCAAAACTTGAACAAGTATTCTATGTCCAACAGCAGTTGGATGATTCTTGTCTAGTTTTTCTTCAGTAAGACTAAATTTTGTCGTTGTCATCAGCTATATTCTTAGCTGACTCTAATAACAAATCTTTAGCGGTTCGTAAACCTTTAAGTTCACCAACCGAAATATCGTAGTTATCTTTAGGGATTCGACCTTGTTCAAAGGCATCTTTGATACTGTCGATCTCCCTATCGATTTTATTTTTTAAAAAAGTTATTAATTTGGACGTATCCACTAATTATCTTTTAACTCTTTTCTTTTTCTTCATCATTCCACCGCCAGCTTTTTTGACTCTTTTCTTTTTCATCATGCCGCCACCAGCTTTTTTGACTCTTTTTTTCTTAGCCATTCCGCCACCTCGCATCATAGCCATAGAATTTTTAACTCTTTTCTTTTTTCCCATCATGGTAAATTCTCCTATAAAGTTGTCGTTTAACTACTGTATCTTGATAATATTCTTTATCCCAGTTTTCGTAGTATCCTTTCTTTTGGAGCGACTGCGAAGCCTTCTCCAACTCATTATATGGTTGGATAAGAACCATATAAAACTCGTTTTCAGTTTCAAGATCATCTTCAAGAAACTCTACCTCCTCACCATTATCATCTGGATGAAATGGCATAAGATAAACATCGTGATAAACATAAGCATGATTTAGTGCATCTATATAGCAACCTAACTCATCTGCTTCAATGTTAAAATCATCACAAGCAACAACAATAAGTTTTTTCTTTTGTTCTTTTATTGTTCTGGCTTCTGAAGTCACAGTGTATAAAAAATCTTTACTTAAATCAACTTCAACAACTTTTACTTGATTTTTTCGTCTGGCTGACTTTGCATAAGGACATACAGACCATCCTCCTAATTTTTCAGAGGGCAACTCTAAAAATTTTTCAGACCACTCAAGTATTTCTTCAGTTATTGTTTTTGGCATCCATAACTTTTTGTAAATCGTCTTGATGAACGACTATCCAAAAACCTTTTCTGTTTTTTTGACACAAAGCGATTACAGGTGTTTTATTTTCTGCGTCAGCTAATTTTTTTGTATCATCCCACAAAGAGAGAACTGCGTGTTTTTTCTTCTCTATTTTTTGTACCAAAGTGGTACTATTTAGTATTGTCTCTGTCTTTTTCTCTTTGTTCACGTTCAATTATCGTTCTTGCTCTTTCTATTTCAGCTTTTGTATCAGACATATCTTTCTGATACTGAGACCTAGCAATATCACGTTGTTCGTTGCTTCGCAATTTTTCTCTGTCGATTTGTATGTCTGCCTGCACTTTATCACGATCTAGAGCTAATTTTGATGCATCTATTTGTGCTTTTGCAGCAGCAGCTTCTTCTTTTAGTATAATATCTCTTTGTTTAATTTGATTTCTAACAGCACCTTCTTCAGCTTTACGCTGTAAGTCTTGTGCTCTTAATTGTAAATCTTGTTGTGCAAGTTGGAATCTTGGGTCTTGCATCTGTTGTTGAGCAGCAGCGGCTTGAGCCTGTTGTTGTGCTGCAGCAGATATTTGACCAGCAACTTGAGCTTGTGCTTGAGCAACTGCATTTTCCACATCTCTATCCATAGATTCATACTCATCACTCTTACCAGGATTAAATCTATCGTACTCTGGTGCTGTAGGAAGTTCTATGCCTGCGTTTGCAAGTATAGACATTCTGTATTTATGAGCTTGGTGTTCTTGTATGTGTGCTTGTACTGCACCTGCTAATGCTTGTTGTAGTTTAGGGTCTTGTGGGATAATTGATGGGTCGCCCATAAACGCTTCATGCACTGCTATGTGTGCATCATGATCTTGCCATGCGTATGCTTTTACAGGTCTATTATACATCATTGTATAGTTCTCTGTAGCAGGGTCCATAGGTTTAGAACCTATCTCTGGTATCAGCATCTCATCAATGTTCTCTACATCAAGTGCTTTGTATAATCTTCTGTATGCTTCACGAAGATCATGTATCTGTGGAGCTTGTGAAGCAGCTTGCAGTTGTGTTTGTGCAAGTAAAACTCTTTGTGCTGTCGAAAAGATGTTAGGGTCAGATACTGGGAGGATATCGACTCTACCATCAAAATCTTGTCTGAATATTTGTCTCCCCACACCTTCGACAGCATAAGGGTAAAAGTTTGGTAGAAAGTCGAAATTTGTTCTAGCTAGTATTCTAAATTCTTCTCTTTGTGCTTTGTGTAATCTTTTGTGAATAGAAGACATAACTTTGATGCCTTGCTCTAACAATGCAACTGTAGTTCCTACAGGAGCTTGTGTATTCATATTACCAGTTTGTAAATCAGTTATAGCTGCAAGTCTTCTACCTTCTTGTGTTAAAGAACCTAGTAAAGCTGTTAAAACTTGTGATGGTTCTTTAAATGGTAAAGGAACGATAGACTTTCTTATATCATCGCCATAACCTTCTACATCTCTAAATTCACCAAAGCCTATTGGTGTTTCACCTTCGACTCGCATACCACGAGTTTTAAATCCACCAGGTAAATTACTAAACTGACCTGCATCTACAAGTGAACGTAGAATAGTTGTTGCAGTTTTTTGTAAGTTACCGAGAAGGTGAACATATCCTAATCCATAAAAATTAAAACCAGGTAAAAACTTATAAT